CTCTGAACATTCATCGCAGTAGAAGACATCTTCCCAAGCTTTTGCTAATTTAAAATAGAAGTCTCTTTCCCGCTTCATTTCTATATATCTGCGCTCGGCATCCATACATGCTGCTCGCCAGTCAAATTCAACCATTTGATACCCATCTGCCTTCAGGATCTTGGCAAACATGAATTAATGTACTGTTGTCCTTCAATGCCTGCTCATACTTGCGCCATAGTTTGTTGTATTCGCTGTTGACGTTTTCCATTTCGCTTCTGAGGTATTCAATCTCATCAGCGGCTTGTTCGGCGTGGAACGGTCCAACAGCAATACCCATTCGTATGAATTCCCGTAGTCGGGTCACAATGTCATCAGTCATTTGCATATCCTATCATCAATTTGAGCGGAAGGAGAGGGATTCGAACCCCCGATGGGCTACAAACCCATGCCTGTTTTCAAGACAGGTGCGTTCAACCGCTCCGCCATCCTTCCTTTTTTACTGGATTAATTTGAACGTATGTTCTCTGTCATAGACAAGATATTCATATGTATCAAATTTGAAAAAGTCATCTGTCATTGACAATACTTTTTCAACATCCAATGCCCCGCAAGTATACAGATCAAATTGCAACAATGCTGGTGATTCTTCATCCCATACGTGAAATGCAATATGAGATGTTTCAATCATAACTACTGCTGTGAGACCCTTATTGCCAGGGACATCAACGTATGAAGAATATGGACCCTGTAGAAGTTTCATATCAATATCTTCAACAAAACCCTTCAGCCAGCTTTTAACTTCTTCAGTGTCTTGAGGTGGATTAAGAACTTTAGCCCTAATCATTATGTGTTTGTGAAATGGTTTTTTACAATCTGTTTCCATCAATCACCTCCTTATGTCCGAATGGTAGGACTTGAACCTACAACTTACGCCGTATGAGAGCGCCACTCTGCCAGTTGAGTTACATTCGGTTAATAGCGGTGAGTGTACACTTTTCCATTTATCACTTATCAAATAAATGGCACCGCTATGGTCTGGGTAGAGGGATTTGAACCCCCGACTTTCTGCTCCCAAAGCAGACGCTCTACCAAGCTGAGCCATACCCAGTTATATTTCAGAGCCGAATCACAGGATTGAACTGTGGACCTACCGCTTACAAGGCGGTTGCTCTGCCACTGAGCTAATTCGGCGTAAGAAACCCTCCCCCAGTTTCCCGAGGGAGGGCTGTACTATAACGGCCCCAAGTATAACGGCACGAACACCGCAATAACGCTCTTGGGCGTTATTTTTATTATACACTATCTTTCAAATTTTGGGTTTGGATGAGTATGATATGTTGTTTGATGTCTTGGTATTGGCGATACATCAAGATATCTTCTAGACATATCAACATTGTCAATTTCAATAATCTCTTTCATCCCGCTTTCCTGTTGCCAGTATTCTGCAAAGAGTCGCTTGGGAAGAAATTTCTTATTTCTCTTTCTATTAAAAATAATAACGCTAGTTACTGCTAAGTAATATGAAATTATAAATAGTGCAATATTGGTAATTGCTAAACCTACAATCATTAGTATTAATGAATATAGTATTACTAAAAATGGTGAGTAAAGTTTTTTATGTAAACGCATTAATGTCGTCTTTCATTGGATATAAAAATGTTCCATTTATCCACATGATTGCAACGGCTGAATATCCAATGATATCTAACAGAGTGTCATCAAAAGATTCGTTTTGACCATCACTATTCTTTGCACGTAGATTTTCAAGTCTTGCAACTTTATCATGTGTTCTAATTACAATTCCATTAAGCCCAAATCTTGCAATATTTTCTGGACCGTAGTCTTTTTGTTTTTTAATTAGTGTTGTTGTTACAAATTCTTTATACAAATCTTTTTCATAATATGGATCTCTAAGCTTAGTCATTTCAATTGAAAGACCAGATAGAGCAGAAAACATATTTATTTGTTTTGCAGCATGTGTATTAATAAAATCTGTAGTTGTTCTATGCCTCATATCATGAGGATCATGTCGCCAAATTTGAGTATCAATCATTTCATCAATTATTACTCTCATATTAACAATATGATCCTCTGTAAAAGGAAGGTGGTCAAAACCTACTGTTTTAAAAATCCAATCAATTGAGTTTTTATTATCAATGTAAGAAAAAATTTTATCAACAGTAATTGTTGCTGAGTCTTCCCAATTATTAACTTTTCTTGCTTCAAGTAGCATATCTGTAATCACTTCTCACTCTGCCTAGTTGCATTAGCGTCTACTATTTCAAATAGACCTCTTTTTACTTTTTTAAACCAACCTCTATTTGCATTAAAGAAATTATAAAAAGTAGGTAGCGAAACACCAACCTCTTCTGCAAATTGTGCGGGTGTGATTTCTCTTCCAATATTTTCTTTAATAAAACTATTTATTTCAGAAGATTTTCTTTTGCGACTTCCTTTGCCTTCCTTTTGCACTTCAAACTGATTATTCTTATAGTAATTATTAACGAAATCAATTGGAACTGTATAGTAGGCACTTACTTGTTTTGCAGTAAGCCCATCTCTCATTCCAGAGAGGCATGAAGCTGTATACCTCCATGTTTCACTATCAGTTTGTTTTGGAAGTCTTGCTAATCTTTCAGTGATTTCTTGATTAGTTGTCATGAACGAATGATATCCCAATTTCTCGCTCAGCCCCGTTTAAAAATGATTTTTTTACAAAAAATAAATTATCTTTGCTGAATAAATGTCTGAAATGGAGCGCCTGTATACGGATCAAATTTAGATGCTATAGATAGAGATTTAGAAACTGCATTCTTTGCTTTTGTCAACGAAAGTTCTCTGCCATTAGTAACAGCATGAAGAGCACCTAGGGCATATGCAGATCCTGTCCCTATTGCATATATACCAGCTCTATCTGATGTCCAAGAATAGTCGCTTTCAATTATGTATATGCATGCATTAATTACAACAATAATTGTTGATGACTGTTCTGCAATATGAGTTTTTGTATCATTATCTGGGACAGCGTATCCAGTAGTCTCAAAACATTCTCTTAAAGCAGGTATAAATTTTTGAGTAATAAATTGATCTAACTTCGCACCTGCTGTTGTAAATGATGGCGTAGGCGGAGTAAAAGCATGATGAAGGATATTTATAGCCCGAACATCTCCAGCAGCGCCAAGCAAATATCTACCGTTTTCAGCAATCTTGCTTGATCCAGTTCCAAGAGTTGTTATTTGATATGCATTACCATTGTCATCAAAAGATGATATGCGAGAGTCAGTGCATATCACTGCATATCTATCGCCTTGTATACCTACTATTGTTGTCATAATGTAAAGAGGGCGCTCCCTGCACCGAACCTAATCTTTCGAAATAAGTTCGCCAAGAAGCGCCCTCAAGAATATTATATTAGATATTTCTACTCTTTGTTGTCTAAATGCCAAGAAATATGATTATCTACTTTTTTACCAACATCTTTAACATCAGAATGTAATTCTTCAAGCCTTGTAACAACATAGGCGTGGTCAGATTTATTTTCATTGCGTGTTTTTTGGAGAAGGACAGTTATTATACCGCCAACTAAACCAATTAACGCAACAACTATTGCAGCCCAAGCCTCGGTCATTTTACTTTGCCAGCAAGAAGTTAGCTATTGACTCAATATCCATGTCAAAGTCACCATGCTCTTGAGCATGTGCTTTAAGAACATTAATCAGATCTGCTTTCTTAACTGGATCTGATGGACCATGAGTTGAGTCTGCTGTAGGAGTTGGTGTTGACGATGCGTCTGCGGTTGATCCAGAATCTGAACCACCGACTCCTCTTGTGCTTGTCTCAAGCATAAAAGTAACATCCTTAACGGCCTTCTCAAGCTTTTCAGCCTGTTGCTCATGGTATTGAGCAGCAGTGATATGCTCTCTCATTTGGTCAAAAAGAGACTTTGACATCTCTTCATGCATGTTCTTAAGAAACTTGTGCTGACGAGCCATCTCTTCAGCACTATCTAGTGGAATGCTAATAAACTTCATTATTATTTCTCCTTATTGAAATTTTCAGCAATAAACTCTGTACATTTAATTGCTAATTCTTCTGAGATAGCAGAAATGTTGTAACTTTTCTGCGAATTAAGAATAGCAGTAAGAAGGGCAATGTAGAACATTTCCTCATCAATTCCCTCATCTTCTTCTTCGTCCGAGTTACTTTCCATTTCATCTTCCATCTCGTCTTCCATCTCATCTTCATCTTCTGAGATGTTAACAAGATTGTCTGGGATTACTGCAAATCTACATTTGCCGAGATCTTCAACAACGCCTTCTATAATTTTGCAAACACCGTCGCCTTGATAAAGAACGCAATGCATGCAATGAACTCCAATTTCTTTGTCATCATTTTCTTCTGCTGATTCATAACCAGCCCAAATGCCATTTCCATCTTCGTTAAACTTTCCATACTTATCAGCTATTCTTACAAGAGCTTCAGCAAGCATTGCTTCATCTTCTGTAAGATCTTCTGCAATCTTATTCACAAAATCTCCTTTTGATACAGTTCTGTATCCGCCGCCTCTTTTCTTGTATTCACGAACAAGCCAAGCATTTGCATAGGCGGAAGGATAAACATCAAATTTTCTCTTAGCTTCAGCCTTCACTCTTGCATAAAGAGCTGGGTTTGTAGGCACGTTAACAGTTTGTTTTTCAACTGTACTGACATAAATTGGCTTCTTACCTTCGCGTGTTTGTGTTGACTCAGCCCTTCTTTTTCTTCTAATAGCAGAAGCAATTTGTGCTGGAGTCATTCTGGCTGCTCTTGAGGCTGGGACGCACTTTGGGTATTTCCCAGAACTAGCATCTGACCTTCCGCAAGACTCATAACCACCACCTGGCTTTGGTCTTGAAAGATCAACCCATTTTTCTCTGAACCATTCTGTGAGGCTCTTATCAAGTTCTGAAAGAATTTCTTCAAGAAAATCATAATCTATAACATCCTCTTCATCGTAACCCTGTTGAGGGTTCTTTATACCAGATCCCATAGACCCGGTATCAACCTTTTCGCTTTGCTCCCATTCTTGCATAAATGTATTGATATCAATATCACCTATTGCAATACCTTGGGCTAAGGCTTTTTTACGAGCATTTGCTCTACTTGTTGTATCTTGAGGATTATAGATATAGCATTTTCCTGAGTCTCCCCATTTGAAACCAGGTTTACCATCACCAGAGCAGCTTTGAATAGGCATAGTTCTAACATTTTACCATTTTTCTACTTATAAATGGTATACAAATCCTCTTGAGTCCACCTTTGTACTGGTATTTTTACATCCTGAAAGTACCAGAAAGCCTCTTCACTTGAATAATATATTCTGGCATAGGCTTTTCTAGCCCCTTCATCATAAACTGGGCATTTGCCATTAGGGTCAAGATATAAGGCCTTAAAATGATATTTATCATGTTCATAATGTATGGCATTTGCAACCACTAATTTGCTATTGCAATATGGACAAAGTTTAGTTGGATATGGAAAATCAGGAATCACTCTCCCAAGAATCATCTTCGTCCTCCTCTTCTACATCATCTTTGAATATTTTTGCTTTTAATATGTAATCAATTATGCCATCAATTTTGGATTTTGCAATTTCGATGCCATCCATTAAGCATGCTAGTTCATCAATTGTCATAGCATACTCATCTTCTGGAGAAATGATGACAACGGCCGGTACGTAAGTCCCTTCAAATGGGACAGACTTAATAATTACAGCCAAACTCTCAATATCATTCAGATCTTCTGAACTTTCGTAATTAGAAATTTTCATTTTTTAGTAATCAGTGGTGCAATCCAAATATGAAATGAAAACATTATAATCAATGGAGAAATAATTCCAAGATCATGCCCAGTACCAAGGTATATACCCCATCGTAATGGCATTGCTGAGAATATTATCCAAAATACATAAGCAATAAAAGCTGACATTAAATAGCTATCCTTCCTGAATTAATAAAAGCTGTATGAGTATGGGGCATTTTTTCTGCAAAGATTCTTTCAATTATTTTTGCATACTCATTGATTTCATACTGTGCGTTACTATCGTTTCTGAGAGAAATAAAATTGATGAGAGATCTTGCATTAACAGTCCAAATAAACTCAGTATACTGAGAAACTGGAAGGACACAACGAGCAATTTCTTTTGCTACACCAGCTTCTAAAAGAGTTTTATATGAATTGTAAGCATGCTGATTACAGTGATGTATTTCTAGAACTGTTTTTCTAACAACTTCTTCATCTTCTATTGGCTGAAAGGTATAAGTTCCAGGCTTACCAATTTGTTTTCTAACATTTTTAGATTCTGGTACATAAAAATGGATCTCTTCTGGCACATGATATCTCATACTCATCTCATTAAAAGATGACCATCTATGTCGCATCCATTCCCTAGTTACAAAAATTGGTGCTTTAATTCTAAATTTAAACATTGAATGTTCAAATGGAGTAGCATGCTTATTTTTCAACAGATAATTTACTAAACCAATTGCTCGTTCATCCATTTCTGATTGATATGATGAAAAAGATACTCTTGCAGCATTAACAACATCAAGATCTGATGCCATTGACTCTAACAATTCAACTTCTCCATAATCTAAAACATCATAAACTGTTGTATAAGATTGTGTTCGCATCGTCATGTCGGTATGCTATCACAAGATCGGAAGAAAAATCTCAAAAATTTTCCTCTTTCGGCGTGCAAAGTCAGAAAAAACTTGCTATGCTTCGCATGCAAAGCATGCAGAGATACTATTTATACTTATATATACAATAAATACAATTAATATACTAAGTATCCTTTAGTATACATAAGCATACTATGGTTTTTGAATAACTCTTTTGGTGGTAATGTATGATTATGGAAATTATTGCAATAGTTGAATCCGATGACTACGGACCTGCTGCAGTAATGGATCCTGATCACATAACAATCACTAAGTGCGCAGATTTTTATCTTGCTGCAACAAGATGTGTCTTTACAAATATGCCAATCACTTGCGAAATTTCAGAGAAAACAGCAAAGGCTCTGATGAAAAAGGGTGTAAAGTGTTTGGATATTTCTTTTAACTCGGTAGGTACTGAGCAAGAAGACTAACATCTTATGAAAAAAATTAGCTGGTTCAGTTTAAACAATGTTGACGCATCTGGTGAACTTTGGCAAAGCCAAGGTTATTTCAATGCTGCAGTAAATACAATCAAAGCATTACAACAGAAGCAGTGTGCTGTCTTTTATAATCGTGATGATATTGATTTTCATGTCAACTTCTTGCCTCCACACTACTATCAAGTAAGAAACAAGTACGTTGTTGGCTATACACCTTGGGAATCTACTAAAGTTCCGGAATCATGGCTGTATAACATGAGAAGATGTAATGAAATTTGGGCAACATCTAATTTTGTCAAAGATATTTACTTAGAGAACCAAGTTAATGCTAATGTTTACGTTATACCTCACGGTATTTCTCCAGAATTTTCAATTTATGAAAGAGAATTGACTGGTAAGTTTAATTTCCTTCATGTAGGAGGAGAATCTAAACGTAAAAATGCACAAATGGTTGTTGATGCATTCCTTGAGTTGTATGATGGCGATGAAAATTATCAACTTGTTCTTAAATACAATAAATTCTGTTTAGCAGAAGTCTATATTAATGGGCAATTAAGACAAGCAACTCACCACCCGCAGATTATTGGAATACCAGATATTTTTAGCACTGATGATCTTGTTTCTTTGTACCATAAATGTCATTGCATGGTTTATCCAACAATGGGTGAAGGTTTTGGAATGATTCCGTTTGAAGCAATTGCTACAGGAATGCCTACAATTGTGACAAATCTTACTGGAACAGCTGACTTTGCTAAATATGGCATTCCTCTTTCAGCAGAACTTGTTGAAGCAGAATGGAATAGTCACACTTACAATGCCGATACTGGTTTATGGGCATCACCTGATTTTGAAGAACTTATTGATTTGATGACACATGTTGTCAATGAGTATGACGATTTCAAAAAATATGCTATGAGGTCTGCAAGAATTCTTCACTCCGAGTGGTCTTGGGCTGCCACGGCTGATAAGATCTTGGAAAGATTGCAGGAATTCGAACACTCAATCAATTGACCCTAGTAATAATCGTTGCCTCTAGTTAGGGCACTGGTAGGATTGAATTTACACTTTTTTAGGAGGATACATGTCTATTACTTTAGATAGGGATACAACTGTTGTATCAATTGGGGAAAACATACTTAGCGATGAGTTTGTGAACTCTTATGCTAATAAGATTGCACCTTGGGGCTTTAATGGCCTTGGTGAAATTGTATATAGAAGAACATATGCAAGAGATATTGAAGGTTTAAATCGCAAAGAATACTGGCATGAAACAATTGCTAGATGTATAAATGGCGCTCAGAAAATAGGTGCAGGTTATACTAGAGAAGAAGCAGAGCGTCTTTTTGATTATATGTTCAATCTTAAGGGTCTCTTTTCAGGTAGAGCACTCTGGCAACTTGGTACGCCACTTGTAGAAAAGATGAGTGGTGTATCTTTGGTCAATTGTTGGATGACTACTATTTCATCAATTGATGATTTTAAATTCTTAATGGACCATTTAATGGTCGGTGGCGGTGTAGGTTTCTCTGTTGAAAGAGCAAATGTGCATGACTTGCCAAAGGTTCAACAGGTAGGTTATATCAAACATGAAAAAACAAACGACGCAGACTTCATCGTTCCAGATTCTAGGTACGGATGGTCATCTCTCTTGGCCAAAGTACTGTCCAGTTACTTTGAAACAGGGAAATCATTTACTTACAGCACTATTTTGGTTAGAGGCTACGGAGCGCCTCTTAAGACTTTCGGAGGCACAGCATCTGGGCCAGAAATTCTGATTGAAGGTGTTTCTGACATTTGCAAGATTCTTGATCAACGTGTTGGCAAGAAAATTAGATCTGTTGATGCACTCGATATTTGCAACATTATAGGAAAAATTGTTGTCGCTGGCTCAGCAAGGCGATCTGCACAAATCGCTATTGGAGATCCAGACGATTATTTATTTTTGAGAGCAAAAAATTGGGGCAAGGGCGACATCCCTGCTTGGCGAGCAAATTCTAATAACAGTATCTATGCAGATTCATATGATGAGATTATTGAAGAGTTCTGGAAAGGATATGACGGTTCTGGCGAACCTTATGGCCTTATCAACAGAGCACTTATTCGTAAGAATGGTCGTTTAGGAGAAAAAGTCAATGACTCAAAAGTTATCGGCACAAACCCATGTGGAGAAATCGGTCTGGAAGACGGTGAGCCGTGCAACCTTGCAGAAATTTTTCTACCAAATATATCTTCTAAAGAAGAGTTAATTGATTTAAGCAAACTTCTTTATAAGACACAAAAGGCAATTACACTTCTTGCTTATCCATACAAGAAGAGTCAAGATGTTATTGCTAAAAATAGAAGGCTTGGTCAGGGCATTACTGGCTGGCTTCAGGCAACAAAAGAACAACTTTCTTGGGTTTCTGATTCATATGTTTCTTTGAAGCAATATGATAAGCAGTGGTCATCTGAACTTGGTATTAACACATCAATTAAGCTTACAACTGTTAAACCCAGCGGAACTTTAAGTCTGCTTGCTGGCGTAACTCCAGGTATCCATCCTGCATATGCAAAATACTATATTCGTAGAGTACGTATGGGTAGCAGTGATCCTCTTGTTCAGTATTGTAGAGAAAAAGGCTATAAGGTTGTTTATGACGTTGGATTTGATGGCAAAGAAAACCATACAATCTGCGTTGTTGAATTCCCATGTGAAACACCTGAGCATGCGACTTTGGCTAAAGAACTTACTGCAATTCAACAACTCGAATGGGTTGTTAAAGCCCAATCGGACTGGGCAGATAATAATGTTTCAGTAACTGTTTACTATAAGAAAGAAGAACTTCCAGCTATTCAGGAATGGATGAAAAAGAATTATAAGAATAATGTTAAGTCTGTTTCGTTCCTTCTCCACAGTGATCATGGATTTGCCCTTGCTCCATACGAGGAAGTTACGAAAGAAGAATATCTTAAACTCAAGTCAAAGATTAATGATAATATTTCATTCGTTGATCGTGCTGGTGAAGTATCTCTTGAAGATCTTGAATGTGCAACGGGGGCTTGTCCAATCAAGTAAACATAGACAAAACGGACCCAGAGAGAAATCTCTGGGTCTTTTTTGTTTTATGGTAGGCATTTTATTCCTTTTTGATATAGAATTGACATAAATGAGTAACAGTTACGTCAAGAAAAAGAAACTTTGGGTTCCAGAGCGTGCATTTGGTGTATGCATTTGGATTATGCCAGATGGAAAACCGCTGAGTGACGGTGATGGTGTCCTGTCAGCAGAAGGTCTTGTTGGCGATGAAAAGATAGAAAAAAGAGTCAGAGAGGCTGCAATATATTGGACTGGTAGTGCTGAAGGTTATACAACATGGGTTGAGGGCGCGCGAAAGGTCTCTGCATCTGAAAGAGATGATCAAGCAGAACGTCTTGCTAATGGCTTAAATCCAGATCCATATGAAGATTTTTTTGATAATTATTTTAGGAGATAATAATGGCTAAGCAAATGGTTCATATAGATGACTCTGATAGTCAAGCAATGGAAATTGATGATTTAAGTTATATTGCTTATGAGTCTGTTGCAGAAAAAACTGATCCTTTTAAAATGGTTAAGTTTTCAACTCTTTCACCAAAGATGAAAAGAAGAGCATCAAGGCTTAATAAAAAATATGAAGGAATTGAAGGAGCTGCCACAAAGTATATAGATCCAGAAACTATTGATGGATATTCTCTGTATGACATTGTAAACCCGCCATATGATTTAGATAACTTAGCTGGATTATATGATCAAAGTTCTATTCATAATGCTGCAATAAATGCAATTGTTATGAATACAGTTGCTCTTGGTTATTCTTTTGAAGAGACATTAAAAGCAAAAAGAAGAATAGAAAAAGCACAAGAAAATCCAGATAAACTTTCTCGCGTTCGAAAGTCTTTACAAGATGAACGTGAGCGTTTGGAAGAATTATTTGAAGATCTTAATCAAGAAGAAACTTTTATTGAAACAATGATTAAGGTTTGGCAAGATGTTAAAACCATTGGTAATGGATATCTTGAAATAGGTAGAACTAACGCTGGTAAAATTGGTTATATAGGACATGTTCCTGGGACACTTGTTCGTGTAAGAAGAAAACGTGATGGATACGTACAAATTGCAAAGAGTAATAAGATTCAAGCAGTCTTCTTTAGAAACTTTCAGGACTCAGAAACAGAAGATCCAATCAATGGTGATCCAAGCCCAAATGAATTGATTCATTTCAAGAACTATAGTCCTAATAATACATACTATGGAGTTCCTGCTGCAGTGTCAGCAGCTGCTGCTATTGTTGGAGATAAGTTCGCAAAAGAATATAATATTGATTACTTTGAAAACAAAGCAATTCCAAGATATGCAATTGTTCTAAAAGGCGCAAAGCTTAGTCACAAATCAAAACAGGAACTTGTTAATTATTTCAGAAACGAAGTCAAGGGAAGAAATCATGGAACACTGGTTATTCCTATTCCCGCGTCAATAGGCGCAGACTCGGATATTAGATTTGAAAAATTAGAGGCTGGGGTGCAAGATGCCTCATTTGATAAATATCGTAAATCAAATAGAGATGAAATTCTTGTAGCCAATAGAGTTCCTGCACCAAAAGTTGGTGTTTATGATAATGCTAACTTGGCTGTTTCAAGAGATGCAGATAAGACATTCAAAACACAAGTTATCGGACCAGATCAGGCTGTCATTGAAAAAAGAATCAATAGGCTGATTGCTGAGTTTACAGATTTACTTGTTTTGAAGTTTAAAAGAATTGACCTTGTTGATGAAGATATTCAGTCAAGAATTAATGATAGATATCTTAGAACGGAAGTTGTTACTCCTAATGAAGTTAGAACATCACTCGGTCTTCCAGAAAGAATGGATGGTGATGAACCGCTTCCATACCCTACAAAACTTAAAAAAGAAGGTGGACCAGGGGCACCGCCGGGGAATTCAAATAACCAATCTTCAAATCCTCCAAATGCTTTTGCCGACAGACCAGAGGGGTCATCAGATCCTAGAGAGTCTGGCGACCAAGCAGAAAGAGGTCAGAATCAAGATACAGGAGGCTCAGAATGAGTTACGGACACATTGTCTATTCAAATACAGCAGTTGATAGCACTGCTAATGCAGTTAGCATAGGTCAGCATACTTCATCAATTAATTTTGTGAATACACATGCAAGCACCAATGCTGTTGTAAAACTTAATGGTGGTCCACACCAAGTTCTTATCCCAGCGGGTAAAAACTATGTTGAGGTTAAGGGCGATTACACTTCTTTTCAAGTGATGACAGCAGGCGTTGTCCTTGGCGTTTTTGCCATTGGTTAATACCACTAGCATTATATTAAATAAAGTGTTATATTAGATTTAATATGTCGGATTTCAATTTAGTTTTCCCAATCAATATGGACCTCACAAAAAAAGAGGAGCGTATTGTTGTTGGAATTGCAACCGCTGACAATATTGACAAGTCTGGAGATATTGTTACATTTGAGGCTTCACAAGAAGCCTTTTCAAGATGGCAAGGAAACATCAGAGAGATGCATGCACCTATTGCAGTCGGTAAAGCAATTTCACATAAACCAGTTGTTATCAAAGGCGATGATGGCAAAGAATACAAAGGCTTTCAGGTAGAGGCTTACATTTCAAAAGGTGCTCAGGATACTTGGGAAAAAGTTCTTGATGGAACACTTCGTGCTTTTTCTATTGGTGGAAAAGTTATTGAGAAAGAAGCAATGTCTGGAAAAATTCATAATGGAAAACCAATTCGTAAAATTACAAAATATGAACTTGGTGAATTAAGCCTTGTTGATAATCCAGCAAACGCCATTGCAACAATTGATATTATTAAAAGGGCTGACGATGGAGATCTTGAGTACGTACTCAGAGATACCATTGAAAAAGCAAAACAGCCGTTGAAAGATCCAAAGGGCGGTCTTACTGCTGCTGGTCGTAGACACTTCAAGCAAACTGAAGGTGCAAACCTCAAGCCAGGTGTTAAGGGTCCAGCAAATACGCCAGAAAAAATGCGTAGAAAAGGTTCTTTCTTAACTAGATTCTTTACTAACCCATCAGGACCAATGAAAGATGAAAAAGGCAGACCTACTCGCCTTGCTCTTTCCGCTGCTGCATGGGGGGAACCAGTTCCTCAAAATGCACAAGATGCTGCTGCTCTTGCTGCGAAAGGAAGAAGGCTTCTTGAAAGATACGCAAAAGTTAAAAACAAGAGCGTAGAAACTATTCTTGAAGAAGATGAAGAAATTCTGAGTAAAGAGATGGAGTACTTCTTGCAAGAGGAGGACAAAGATAAAGAAATGGAAAAGTCAAGCAATTTATTGCAAAATGATGTAAAATATGATAACGTCAATCCTATGGAAAATGACTTGACAGATAGCAAACTCTCTTTGCTTAAGAGATTTGTTAACTGGCTAGTCCCAGAAGATGACCAATCAGTAAAAATTGATAAATTTACTGATTCAACTGAAGTTGCTTCAACCGAAGTTGAAGTTAATATCGACCAAGCGGAGGAAGAAATGGATATTGATATTTTGAAAGACGCTCTTGGCTCGGTTATTGATCAGAAGTTGAATGATTTTGCTACTTCACTTAAAGAAGAGGTTGAAGCAAGTGTCAACGCAAAGATTGATGAGGTGACCAAGGCTTTCGAGGCCGATAAGGCCGCTCTCAGCGAAAAGCTGGAGCAAACGGAAAAGGCTCTGAATGAGCAGGGTGAGCAGGTGAAGACTTTCGCTGATGCTGGCGCTGTCAAGAAGAGCGTTGACCCAGAAGATGCAGAAGATGAGGAAGGTGAGGAGATTCGTAAATCCGCACCAGAGAAGTCATTCTGGAACAATGTTTATCTCCCACAAGGCGTGATTAACGCAATGGGTTATAAGTCGTAAGAAATTAGGAGGATAATTTAAATGGCTACTCAAGAAGAAATTCTTTCTAAGGCTAACGAGGTCACGACAAGCGTTGTTGGTGCTGGTTCGGGCGGTCTGCTTAACGCAGAACAGTCGAATCGCTTCCTTGACTTTGTTGTTGATCAGTCGGTCTTAATGCAAAACTCACGTGTGGTTCGCATGCGTGCTTCATCAATGGATATCGATAAGGTTTCTGTTGGTACCCGCCTTATGAAGAAGGCAACCGAGGCAACAGATGACGGTGCAAACGCCGCTGTTACCTTCACAAAAGTTTCACTGTCAAGCGTTAAACTGCGTCTTGACTGGGAAGTGAGCACAGAATCCCTTGAGGATAACATCGAGGGTGCCTCGCTTGAGGATCACTTGGCTCAAATCATGGCTCGTCAGACAGCCAATGACCTTGATGACTTGCTCATCAATGGTAATACATCGTCAAACAACGGTCTGCTCAAGGCTCTTGATGGTTTCGTCAAGCTTGCTAAGGCTTCAGGCACAGTTGTTGATGAGGCTGGCGACAACATTTCGCGCTCAACGTTTGATCGTGTTCTTCGTAACATGCCAAACAAGTACCTGCAGCGCAGAAATGAACTGAGGTTCATGACTGGACCAAATCTGGTTCAGGATGCAATCTACAGCCTTGGTAATCCAAACTCGGCTACAGAGGCAACTGCTGGTGCTCCATCACCTGGCTCATTGGCTGGCGATGCAGCATTCCTGCAAGGCTCAATGAGAGCCAATGGTGGTCCTGGTTCAACAGGTCTGTCACCATTCGGTATTCCTCTCGTTGAGATCCCTCTGTTCCCAGAGACTGTTGCTGGTGATTACTCATCGGCTGCTGGCAACCACGGCCACATTCACCTGACATTCCCCAACAACCACGTTGTTGGTCTGCACCGTGACATCACAGTGTACCGTCAGTTCCAACCAAAGACTGACACAATTGAGTACACACAGTTCATGCGTGTTGCTTGCAATATCGAAAATGCTGAGTCATACGTTATTGCAAAGAATGTCAAAGTTCGCGCACTCTGATAGTTAAGCGAACTAAGCATACGATAGCGGGGGAGAAATCCCCCGCTTTTGTATTTATTGACCTTCATATTTTTGAATGATAAGATTGTTGATATGACAGAAGATGCTGAAAAAGCAACAAAAAAGAAAAATGTAGTTACATCTAATGACGTTACAGGTAATAAATACCAGCCAAAAAAGACTGTATCTAAAAAGCCTGTAGAATTACCTGATAATAAAACAAATAATGGTAAAATGATTATTGTGTTTGAGAGCGGATCTGGTTATGTTACCAAATCCAATTTTAAATTTACACAAAAAAATAAGATCGCGGAACTTGATTATGAAGAAGCCAAAATGCTTCTTCAATTAGATAACTTCAGGCTTCCAAGCGAAGAAGAGAGAGAACAATTTTATGCTTTCAAGGAGGATTAATTAATGGCAGGAAATCTTTCAAACTATTTAGAGAATAAGCTGCTTGATCACTTTTTAGGGACAACATCTTACACAATGCCAACGCCAGTATACGTTGGCCTTTACACCGTTGCACCAAGTGATAGCACGGCTGGAACAGAAGTCTCTGGTGGTTCATATGCTCGTCAGACAGCAACATTCTCAGCAGCATCAGGCGGTGCTACATCGAATGATGCAAACATTGACTTTACAAACATGCCTTCAGCAACAGTCGTTGCTATCGGTATATCAGATGCTATTACAGGTGGCAATTTGCTTGTTTGGGGAACACTCACAGCAAACAAGTCACTTGATGCAGGTGACACACTTAGAATTGCTACAGGCGATTTAGACATTAGCATTGATTAATTAAGGAGGGGTTATGCTGAGAAGAGAGTTTCTAGGCTCAGTTGTAGCAACCACCTTGTCTAGCAATGTTAGCAATTCTGCTTCAACGATAGGCGTTGTTGATGGTTCCACGTTCCCAACGGGGTCATCTGGCAACCCCTTTGTTATCGTTGTTAGTAGAGGCACGCCCAATGAAGAAAAAGTCCTCATTTCTTCTAGAACTGCAAATCTTTTAACAGTTCAACAAAGAGGATATGATGGAACAGTTGCATCAAATCATACTGCTCCATCATCAGTTGATCATGTGTTAGATGCTTTAACTATTCAAGATATGAATAGATCAACATATGACAATGAAATAAATATTTGGATGGCGGTATAAAATGGCAAGTTTAACACCA